GATATCAAGGTTGGCCTTGTCGACCGCGCCATTTACCTCAAACAGCTTATCGGCGTAGCCGTTGCGCTGAGACGTATAAGCACCAACGTCGCCCGGCTCGACAAACCAGAACTTCGGCCCGAATGAGAAGGTATGCCTCCGCGCACGCTGTGCCGCCAGAAGCGCGGAATTCATGAGCCGCTGCACCTGGGACGCATGCGGCACGAAATCAAACGTCACGTCAGATAGAAGCCGGCGATTGCCAGCGCGGGCCTCAAGGTCTGTCCGCAGCACAGGAGGCGCGGGCTTCATTGCCCACCCCTCGGCGGGAGCTGGATACTTGCCCGAAATGCCGTTGACCGTATCAGCCAACCCGAAGAACGGCGTAAAACTCTGCTCCTCGGTCGAGAGAATGTCATCGTCGGTGAAATAGAACGACGGGCTATCCGGCTCGCCGCAATGCATCTTGTAGAAGCCGCCCGTCTCGGACAACTTGCCTTGGCAGGATGTTAGAAGAGCTTCGACCGTGTCGCCAAGCGGCGTATCAACGGCGATCTGCCCAGCCGACCTGTAGGTAGGCTCAGGACCGTCCGGCCCCTCCACCAGAGCGCGACACTTATTCGCCTGCGCAACCCAGTTTTCTGCAATTGCGCGGCGACCCGAGAAATTCTGGAAGCCGTAAAGCCAGTCGTCGCCGTATTTGATACCGCGCAGCAGATTGTAGATCTGCACCGCTGGCAGATCGTCACCATCACCGCCCCACGTCGCCGGGTCGGAATAGCGCTGGTCGCCCTCACCGCCGTTGGTATCGTCCTTCGACGGATCATAAAGCCGAACGCCATCAAGTTCGAACAAGAACTGCGGGAAGCCAGTAAATAGAGTGTCATTCACCAGCGATGTGCAGACCACATAGGCAATACCCTTGCCGACACGAGTCGACTGGTACGGCCGCTCTGCGGTCGAAACGCGGGTTGTCAGAAACGGGTCCGCAACAGTCTGCGTACCATCGTAGAATTTGATCCAGAGGTGGTCCTTGCCGTCCTTAAAATACTGAGTGACAGGAAATCCAAAATCGGGGTGCGCAACACTTCCTAGCGTACCAAGCTCACCATTCACCCATACGCCGAGGAGGCCCTTTATGGGCAAGTCGCTGAGCGCGATGACCTGTGTGAAGTAGGCATTCGGCGTATCGCCATCGTTACCCCACGCGTTAGCGTAGACCAGCGAGCCTGCCGTTGCACCCTTACCAAGCATGAACTGCCGCGGCACATCACCAGCCGCTTGCAACTGCCCTTGGACGCCAGAAACGCCATTTGATGCGCTCTGTTGCTTCGGCTTGCCGGCCAACGCCTTCGCGAGATAGCTGACGCCGATGCCGGCCGCCATCTGCAACGCGAATGAGCCGATCGCGCCAAGGCCGCCGATAAACGAGCCAATGGCCGCGATACCTGCGGCAATAGCAGAGAAAATGGGCAAATCGAGTAAGCCTTACAGGGTTCTATAGCGGCTTGAGGTAGTGGACTTCGGCGGCGCGATAGCCGCGCCTCTCCAAGAGCCGCGCGATATTCGGATCGCCGCCCATGCCAGCGATCCCGCCGAATGCACATCCACGGGAGCGCGCCCACTCCTCCGCTGCGTCAAGCATGCGAACGGCTGCTGTCCCGCCACGGTGCGTGGGGTCGATCCACCACATACTGTCTTTCGATACCCGAACGGGTCCGTATGAATGATCGAAAGCGACCATCATCAGGATTCCTTGCGCGATACCGTCGACATCGAAAACGAAACAAGCCGCGTCTGGTGAACCTACGTGATGCAGGAAAAGACGCTCCGCGTATGCTTTGTCATACGGAAAAACGAAGCCGGATATTCCGTCTGGTCTGTCAAAACCTGCCCCAACCCGGCTGTCGCGCAGCAATTCGACCACGCGGTCCTTGTCGGACAGCCGCCCGCGCCTCACCACGTTGGTTAGCTCCAGTTTTTCTTATAAGAAGGCGGCTGCGACGGAACGGTGCCGTCCGCCCTGCCCCAGAAATGCTGCCACGTCCCGACAACGGTCGTGTCGACGTAGAAGTTATCAGTCGAGAGCCGTAGGCGCTGCGATGCGTCCGAGCGCGTATCGGAGTTCGAGCGCGTCATCTCCTGCGTGTGCGAGGTGCAGGTGAGGACAACACATCCCTCGCTGTTTTCGCTGGGCGTGTTGATCTCGATCGTGTCGATGAAGCCATAGAACCGCGGAATCGCGGCCTGTACCATCTTGCGCGTGTCGGGATTGTATAGCCCGCGCCAGATGATAACTGTGCCCTGCTTACAGTCGTAATCGCGCACCAGCTCGTTGATGCGGTCCATGACCTGATTCAACTGCACCGTCACGTTCTGCACAGTGACGTTTGACACAAGCGGGATATCGGAAATCTGGATCAGCCCGCCCGCACCGACGAACTGCCGCGACACCGCGCCGCCTGTGTCTGGGTCGATCACGCTGGCGTTAATGGTGCCAGCGCCAGACCAGTAGCCGTCCGTGACCGGGTCGCCAGTTGTGGCGTCGCGGACGATGAACCAGATGAAGTCTCGCGCGACCAGCTTGCGGTCGGATAGCGCTTCGTAAATGTCTGGGTGGAGGCTGCGCATACTTACCGCGCCTCCATCGCTTGAAACGACACCGCGCCCCAGCCAGTCTGAGGGTCCGCTTGGCTCTGCACACTACCCGGCACGATCGCCATGATGCAGGCAGGCCGCTTGACCCTCACAATAGGCGCGGGACTGTCGTTGACGTCGACACCAGGCCAGATATGCGGGCGCACCTCAAACTCAGGTGTGATGCCGGAGCCATTGGCTGTCGCGCCTTCCACAACGTGATGAAGGTCGGCATCGCCGATCTGGATATAGTCACCAGCCGACACGACGTACCCAACCGGCAGGCCGGAGATCGACACGGATTTGTTGTTAGCCCCAACGCTAGCCAGTGTGGCATTGCCGTCGAAGCCAGCGCCCGTGGGCCACGTTCCGCGCGGATACTTAATAGGATAGCACCGCGACATGGAGTAGCCCCAGAACGTCGCTAGGCCATTCTCCATGGCATTCAGGCGCGCTCGCCAATAATCCAGTTCATTGGGGCTAAGCGGGCGAGACTGCGCGGAGAGCGTCCACAGCGGATCGCCGAGATCCTTCACATAGGTGCGCCCACCAGCTTCGCGCGACTGCTCCTGCCGCCACGCAGGCTCAAACTGCGTCGTCCAGCCGGGGAGATCGGCTAGAAGGTCGAACGGTTCTGAAAGACTCAAAATTCGACCCTCCCAGAGCGCGCTTTCTGCACGGCCCTCACGACACGAGACGGAAACTCCGCATCACGTCGCGCGAGTTCCTGCCGCATTATTGCAAGAGTCTGTTGGTCCGCACTGCCTTGAATCACGATATCGCCGCTGCGCATGGAGACGGATATCGCAGATGATGCCTTTGAAATGGAAGGCAGCGTCGACGCGGAAAATCGTGGCGCCGCCACAACGCCGCCGTCCGCATAACCACGAGCACCGCGGCGCATAGCCTCGACCACCCCGACGCCACCAGCGTTGCGAACGTCTTTCTGACTCCAGACGACTTCGCCTTTATGAACGACGCCGGCTGGCTGGTGCTTTCCTCCGGGTCCAGTGTATCCGCCATCATCGAACTTGAACATGTCGACGAGCGATTTGAACAACCCGCCACCACCCGCAGGCTTAAACAAGCTATCGAAGGCAGAATTAATCAGCAGATCGCCGAGCCGCTTCAGGACACCCTGCAGCGCCTCATCGAATGATTTTGCACCAGTGATGGCATCAGCCATACCAGATTTGAAGGATTCGTAGAACTCAGACGCCATCTGCTCGGCGCGTTGCTGTTTCTCGCGAACTCGCTCCAAGGCCTTGGCCTGTCTTCCATAGGCCTCAGATGCGTCGTCGATCTTTTGACGCTGCTCGTCAGACAGCCTGATGGATTCGAGATCGGTTTCGCCTTTCCGGCGAGCCTCTTCGCGCAGATTTTTTAAGGCCTGCTGTTCAAGATCCAGCGCCATACGCCGTGATTCTTGTTCAGCGACGCTGAGGCCGATGATCCTCTGTTCTTCGACAAGCGCCGCCGTGCGATCGCGAACAGACTGAATATCTTGGTCGAACCGGGAGTCGGCAGTTTTCCTAACGACGCGACCCTCCGCTGAACGACGATCGTTTCCGGAAATATTTACTTGAGCAGCGCGCTTCGCCTGCGCATCGGTCAACTCGACACCCTTTCCAAGAGCATCCTTCTTGACGCGCGCGATCTCCTCCTCGAGCGCGAGTTGATCCTTCGTAAGCTTGTTGCGTCGCTCGGCGTCGGCGAGATAATCGGCGGCCGCTTTATCGATCTTGGCTTGCCGCACGGACGGATCGACAGGTGGTGGGTTTTGAGCTGCGCGATTTTTCTCGATCTGATCGCTCAGCGACTTGAACTTGCCGGACGCCTTGTCGATACCGCCAAGGAGAGCGGAAAGGTCGCCCGCTATCTTGCTGAATGCATCGAGCTTGCCAAGTTCTTCGATGGCGGTCTTGAGGCTGCTAACGGGAGCCTTTCCCTTCGCGACCTCGGATATCAGCGACTGAATCCGCTCCAGAAGCGCGACGCCGACATCATCTGATCCACGCCACAGATCAATGAACGTCTGGACATCTCGGCTCGCCGGCTCAAGTGCGGCCGCAAAATCATCCGCGACCTTTTTTTGGGCCGCCGCGAAGGCTTCGTCGGCGGCCTTGGCGGCGCTGGCAGCGGCGCCCTCCACGGCAGGCCCCGCTCTTTTGGCGGCGTCTTCGACCTGTTTCAGGGCCTTGGCATATTCTTTCGAGCCTGCCGTCGCATCCTTGGAGTTGCTGTAATAGAGCGCCAAAGCGGTCGCGACAGTGCCGCCGATCAAAAGACCAATCGGACCAGCAGCAGCCCCGAGTCCTCCAATAGCGGTCGCAATGCTCGCCGTTCGCAACGCGGCAACGAATGTCGTCACCGCGCTGGTGGCGATCCCCAGCTTCGCAATCATACCGCCGATGGACCGACCAACGAGCGCGGCAGCAATGATGCTCGCAACCTTCAACGTGGTGTCGGCGACATTGTCGAAGTTGTTGGCAAGTGCGTTCAGCCCGGCCGTTAAACGACCTGTTGCACCCAGGCCTTCATCTGACTGGCCGATGTACTGCGTGAACGCATTGTTGATTCTGGTAACAGCGTCCCCGATCGTCTGAGATGTCGCGTTGAAAGCGCCGTCGATTTTGCCTTTCGCAGAAAGGATTGCCTTGAACACCTTATCGCTGGTGAGACGCCCCTCCTCGCCGAGCTTTTTCAGGCCAGCAATTGTCGTACCGAAATAGTCGGCAATGGCCTGCGCCAGCAGCGGGGCATTCTCACGCACCGACCGGAGCTCGTCTCCGGCAAGCACGCCAGAGCCAAGACCTTGCGACAACTGGAGGACGCCCGCGGCCATTTCCGAAGATGCAGCACCGCCTGCCTTGAACGCCTTATTGACCGTCTCCGTCGCCTGCGCGACTTCCCTCTCGGATTCCGCAACGTTCGCCGTCGACCGAAGCAATCTGGCGTATAGTTCGGCCGTCGCGCCGAACTCACCGCGCGTGTCTTGCGCGATCTGGTTGATGCCTTCGAGTGAGCGGCCCTGGCGCCCTGCAACCTGCCCTGCGGCCGCGATCAGATTCCCGGCCCGCGTCCACGCGTCGGCGTAAGATAGAATCTCGCGCGTACCCAACGCTCCGACAACACCCGCGAGCGGAGCAATCAGGCTCCGCGCCATATCGCGGCCGATACCATCCAGGTTCTTGTTGGCCTGCCGCCAGCGTGCCTCAATGGCGCGGGCCTGACGGCTGGTCACGCCGGCCGCCTGTTCCATGCCCTTCTTATACTGGCTAAGGTCGGCAGCAATTTGGACAACGAGCTTTTCGACGTCAGTCGCCATCGTTCAACCAATTCCAGAGTTCGTCGGTTTCTTGCGCCGAAAGCGAGTTGGCGTCATCCGGACAATGCACGCTTGCCCATCCTTCCACCGCGGCTGCGTATTGCCATATCGACATCGCGGCGACTTGCTGAGGCGAGAATCCTATTGCGGCCCCGTTTCCGTAGATGGCGGCAAATCTGAACTTTCCGTTCGGGAGATCGTCGAGTTGCTCTCCGCCGGATTTGCCGCCGCGTCTTTTTTTCCCGCGCCCTCGTCGGGAGCCCCCACGATCGCTGCGCTCAAGATCGCCTGCGCAAACATGAGGCTTTCCATCGGCGGGCGCTTCTCGACGTATTCACGCGTCTTTTTCAGCGCGTCGACCGGCGCCATCCCGCCGCCGATCAGGCCGAGCCGAATGACGTTGCTGATGTCGCCGACGCGCCACGAGTTATCAACCAACCGGTTGAGGATAACGTAGGGTCCGGCGTCGCAGGCTTCCTGCAACTTCTCCAGCTCGCCCCACGCCAGACGGAAGGCAAAGGTGCCGTCCGCCCAGTCAAGTTCAACTGAGGCGTCGCGCGACATCAGGCTGTCACCCGCACCAATTCGCCATCGGACTGCATTTCAACCGAAGCCGTGACACGGCCACCCTGCTCCGCAGTTGGACTGAAGGTGGCGATGTGCATTTTCCCGGTCCACGTGATCGTCTTGGCCGGGAATTCGATGATCACCTTGACGCTGATCGACTCGACGTTCTCCCAGGCCGCCAGCCAGGCGTCGACCGACTGAGAGGACAGCACGCCCTCGCCCGAAACCGACGCCGACAGGCTCTGCGCATCGCGGCCAACCCACGCCACAGCGTCAGGATCGTCGCAGTCGGGTAGGTTGACTTCCGTCAGCGCCTTGGTGAGCTGCAGCGACTTCGAGGTGAAGCCGCACGGTGCGGTGAAAACCTCCGGATCGGCACCATCGCCGAGCAGGATCTTGAACTTGCCAAAACGGGCAGTGGTGGGCGCGCTCATTTTAAGTCTCCATGGGAATGTGCGGCCGGGCCGCCAGTGAATGCCGCTAGGCGGCTACTTCGACAAAAGCGTCGAATGTCATTGCTGCATGGCTCGTGAGGCCATCAGGGTCGCGGAACACGCGGGTCTGACGATGAACAAATGAGACGATCGCGTTGCTTGCGAGTGTCAGGTCGGCTTCGTGCAGCGAACGTCGCACCGCATCGCTGATCTTCCTGACTTCCGGAAAGCCGACGGCGCGGGACCAACAATCGATCTGCAACGAAATATCCAACGCCTCAATGCAGTCGGCATCATCTTCGGTCTCGTCACCGGTACCGAGCGACACATAAGGAAAGACCGGATCCGCTGGCACGTTGTCGTATACGCGGTCAGAGATCAGCGCTGACAACGCTGCGTCTTCTTTGAGACGCTTGACCAACACGCCCTGCAATTCCAAAGAAGGAGAGGTCATTGCGCCGCAACCAACTTGCCCGCCTTGCGGGTTGCGGTGCGGATGCGGCGAACGACCTTCTTCTTATTGGCGCGGTAACTCACGTAAAAATACGGCTGCTTCGGCGTTTTCACGGTTCCGAACTCCACCCAGCGGGCCCAATAAGCATCAGCAGCGCCACGGCTCTTGTCGCGCGAGCCCGCGTAGATCGTGATGGTGAGGTCTTTGCCCAGCTTGCTCTTTGCGACCGCAACGATCAGGGAGCCCGCGGGGGCTTCAGCACCCCACGTCCACCCGATGCTGTCACGAAGCGCGCCCGTCCTTACCGGAACGAGGCTCTTCATCATCGCGACGATCTCGTCGGCGCCCTGCTCCATTGCCGCCTTGATCTGAACCGTCGCCACCGCCGGCATCCTGTTGAGCTTGGCTTGCAGCTTCGCGAGCCCCAAGATCGTCGCCATCTTCAATCCTCCCCGCGCCTGCCGCTACGATCGCGCGCACCGCGGCTTCGGGCACGCGCTGATAGGTCTGACCGGCTCGATAAGCGATGACTTGGGAATGGACCGGGCGGTAATCGAAGTCCCGGTCCATTTTCACGGTCTTCACAGCGTCACGCCCGGCGCTTGGATGTTGACCACCAGCACCGACGTGGATTTGGCGAGGCCAATCAGGCAGACGTCGTCACCGGTGCCGACGTCGGCAACCGGGCAGATGCCGCCTGGCGTAGCGCTCAGGTAATAGGCCGTTCCGGCGGTGAGCGTGGCGCCGATGGTGATCTCGCCGGATTTCAACACCGAGATCGGCTGATTGAGCGCCGCGCCGTTGAGCGCGATGCCGGTCGCTCGCTTGGCTTCAGCGGTCGCGGAGTCGCTATCGGCCAGCATCCACTTGTTCGTGGTCGACGAACGATAAACCGCCTGCCCGGCGGTGATCGCCTCGCCGGCGTTACCGCTGTCGCGCGCCGCAGTGGTGCCCGCGACAACATTCGCCGCGGTAATCGTCAGGTCCGTCATGGTGATGGCTCCAGGTTATGCGGCGACGCCGCTTTCGCAAAGGAAGGTGATGAACTGCCGATCTGTCTCAGGCGTGACGTCGCGCACCGCCCATTCGGTGCCGTCGCGAGCGTCAACGAGACGCCAGTCGGAATTGATCTGGCGCGTTTGGCTGGACGCGCGCACGGTGATGACGACCGGGTGTTTGCTCTCGAGACGAGACGCGATGACGGTCTCGCCGCCGCGCAAGTGGCGGTATGCCGCCCGCACCGTAAATTGAGTGGCAAAGTCCGAGACGGTATTGCCGTAGCCGTCATCCTGCTCGATGCGTTTCTGGCAGTGGACCTTATAATAGAGGCTCTGGGCGCTGACCTTCGCCATCACACCCCTACCCGGCGGAACGGAGCGACAAGCGCATCGATCGCGCGCTGATAGGAATCCCGAACGGTTGGATCGAGCGGGTCATAGTTAGACTTGACGTGCATGATGATCGCCAACTTGATCGGATCGGGCACGGTGCTTTGTTCTGGGGCTTCAGGCCCCGGATCGGCTGGCACTGCGGGCGTCGTGGCGTAGCCCGCCTTGAAAGTCACCGAGACGGCATCGCGGCGCGAGTAGCTACCTGGCCACGATTGATCCGGCTTCAGCCCGACATACGGGCCGCGCGCATCGGAAAACAGACCATAGACGGATGCGGCGAGCGTCTGCTGCGCATTCTCTCCGTCGAAATATGTGACGCTTTCGACCGTCAAAACCGGCGCCAGCGGCAGCCGCAAACAGTCAGTGAAGCACCCGAAATCTTGCCGCCATGTCTGCTCCACCAAGCAGCGACCGAGAATGCCGGTCCAGCCATCGAAATGATTGACGGCCGCGGCCAGCAGCGCGCCGATCACCGCATCATCGTCGGAGTGATCGACGCGCAATGACGCCTTCAGGTCAGCGAGGGAGACCGGAGTAATGGCTGGCGCTGCGGTGCGGACCGGTGCAAGCATGGAGATACCCAAGAGAGGAAGGAGCGGCCCGAAGGCCGCCCCAAGTCGTCAGGCGACGGGCGCGTCCGAAGGATGGCCACGCACCACGACGGCGCCGGCGACGATGGACGTGCCGGACTGCTTGGTGATGACGGCTCGGATGTAGCGCTTCGATCCCTTGTAGCCCTGCTTGTAGACCGAGGTCGCGGCCAGCGCGTCAGGGAGGTCGCCGAGCAGATCACCGGCCACGACGTCGGTGAAATCACCGTCCGTCGTGGTGTCGGATTCCTGCAGCTTGACGTCGTAGAGGCCGGCGCTGGTGATGGCGCCGCTGTTGACGATGAGGGTGGCGCTGTTGAAGCCCTGCAGATCGATCGCAGTGCCCTTGGTGGTCGCGGCATAATCGACCGGTGCGAGCGTGGCGACCACGCCGATGCCAGAGATTCCGTCCTTCATGGGACAGTCCTTTCGAAGGGAAGATGGGGAGGAACGGGCGACCGAAGCCGCCCGTCAGTTCGATCAGGTGCTGATCTTCAGCAGCTTGAGGGCTTCGAAGTTCACCACGCCGCCGCCGACGCGCTTGGTCGTGTAGAACAAGACATTCGGCTTGGCGGTGTAGGGATCGCGAAGCACCCGAACGCCGGCACGATCGACAACCAGATAGCCCCGGTTGAAGTCGCCGAGGGCGATCGGGAAGGCGCCCGCACCCACCGCCGGCATATTGTCGTCGGTGTGAACTGGCTTACCGAGAATGGTGCCCACCTCACCGGCCGCCGTGGGCGGATTCCAGATGTAGGCCCCCTGCGCGTCCTTGAACTTGCGCACGGTGCCCATGGTCGGATCCGACATCAGCCACGACGCGCCATTCCGATAACCGGACTTGAGGCCGTAGTAGAGGTCGATCAGCGCATCGGCGGGATTGACCGAGGCCGTCGCCGCAAGGAAGCCATCAGCCTTCCCCGAGACGACAAAGCCGATCTTGCCCCAGGCATAGGAAGCATTCGCCACCGTGTCATAGGACAGGATGCCGCGCGGCTTGTTCACGCCGTTACCGGACGCGAAGGCAGCGCCTTCCTGCTCGGCGAACTCGATCGACACCTCGTCGGCCAACCACGCAGCAAGGTCGATCCGGGCATCGTCAAGCGACGTCTGGGTCGCACCAGGCATCGCGTAGATTTCGCCGGTGTTGATGGCGATCTCACGCAGGGTCGGCGTATCGGTGCCGGTCCGCGCCTGTTCTTCGCCGACCCAGCCCGACGTCGCACCGCCCATGTTGACGAGCTTCTTGTAGGTGCTGGTCGAGATGGTGATGACGCGAGACAGGGACCGGATCGTCGACACGGTGCCCAGCACACGATCGATGCCGGCCTCGGTCTCTTCCGGGACAAGATAACCACCGTCCGGGTCGGACTGCGTGGTCAACTTAGCCTTGACCTCGAGATCACGCAGGCCGGCATCGGCGCCGCGGCGGAAGAAGCGGTCGAACGCTTGGGCGTGCTCCGCCTTATCCGGATCGAGAGCACCGCCGGCGCCACCCACCTTGATCGCAGCCATCGCCGCGTTCACAGCGTCGATATCCTTGGTCAGCTTGGTGATCTCGGCGTTGATGCGGTCGACCTTCTCGGTCTGTACCACGTCGGCCATACCCTTTTTGATGTCGGCCAGTTCTTTGTCGCGCTCGGCCTTGAAGTCCTCGAAGGTCTTCTGAAGATCGGCGAGGATTTTGGTTGCGTCGCTCGCATCCGCGCGCACGACGACCAGCCCGCGGGTGCGGGAAAGTGCCTTCGTCATTTGATGTTCCTTATGAACGAATGGTTTCAATGAGCCGCTGAAGGGCGGCCGGGTCGATGCCTGCATCGCGCGCGGCGGGGTTGCGGCTTGCATCACGCAGGGCCGCAGAAGCTCCGATTTCCGACAGGATCTCGGATCGCTTGTCTCGGGAGAAGCCAGCGCGAGCGAGCGCGGCTTCGGTCTGCCGGCGGGCCATCAACCCCCGGTCCATATTCTTCGCGTCGCCGACGTCGGCGGAAAGCTCGTCCGCGACAGCATCAGCAAAACCGTTCTTCACAGCCTCGGACGGACCCATGAAGGTTTCGGCATCCATCAGTTTCTCAATGTCGGCCCGCTTCATGCTGGTGCGAGCCTCGTAGATATCCGCGATCGCACCGTCGAAGCCGTCAAACATATCGGCTGCTTCGCGCATATCGTGACGATTCCCGATCACCACGCCCCAGGCATTGTGCACCATCATGAAGGTGCCAAGACCCATGCGGATTTCGTCGCCGGCCATGGCGATAATCGACGCGGCCGACGCCGCCCAACCCATGACCTCGATGGTCACCTTTGCAGGATGGCTGCGGAGTATGTTGTAGATCGAGATTCCCTCGAACATGTCGCCGCCGGGCGAGTTGATCTGCACCGTGACGTCGTTCTTCCCGATCGAACGAAGCGCGGCCGACATTCGCTTCGCGGTGAAACCGCCCCCCGTCCAGAAATCCTCACCGATCACGTCGAAGATGGTGACGGTGTTGGGATCGTCAGCGGTCGACGCCAGCGGCTTCTCGGCCCACTTCGCCAGCACATCGCTCGGCGCATCCCACTGGAAATTCTGCGGGCGCTGAAACGACTTCGCTTCAGGCAGTTTGCGCAGGCTCATCGCCATCATCCTTTTTCGGGTCGGAGTTTCCGGCCGTGTTCGGCGGCGGGTACCAGATGTCCCCGCCCTCTCGCGGGTTCTCATCTTCCAGTTCGAGCACCTTGTTCGGGCTGTAGACGCCCCATTGCAGCGCTTTGACGTAGGCTTCCCAACGGGTCTTAAGATCGCCGCGCACAAGCGCGTTTCGGTTGAATCGCGCGTAAAGAAGGGGCTCATCTTCACCGATCAAGTCGCGATTGACCGTCTCTTCCCATGTCGTCAGATCGTCCTCGGCGGAGAACGTGACGAAGCCTTGCGTCTGAGCATCGATGCCGGTCCCCCAACTTGTGGATTTTTCGGTATCGCCGATCATGTGCGGCGGCACGCCGAAGAACATCGCGATATCAGCGCGTGAGAATTTGCGACTCTCGATCCACTGCGCATCCTCCGCCGTCATCGCGAGCGGCTTGACGTCCATCTTCTCTTCAAGAATGAGGGCCTTGCCCTCACTCTCGCCGCCGGCGCGATAGTCATCGAGGCTGGCGCGAAGGAACTCAAGACCTTCTTTGCCGAGCTTGCCGGGATGAATCAGCACCGTGGACACCCGGGCGCCGTTCTTGAACACGGTCGCGCCGTGGTTCTCCATCGACAACGAAAGTCCGATGGTTTCGCGCGCGTAAGTGATGACTGAGACGCCGTGCACACCGTCTAGCGTCAGTCCAACGAGGTGAAACACCTCATGCTGCGCTAGTTTGATCTTCCGCCCATCCTTCCGGGTGTAGGTGTAATCTATCGACAGATCGTCATTCTGCTTACATTCAACACGGTCCGGATGGAGTGGGACAAGCTCCTTCACCTTCCCCACAGACCGAACAATCATAGCGTAAGCGTTGCCGCGCAACATCAAGTGCGCCTGCAGCATCCGCTTGAACTGCGACGGCGTCTGCCATCGGTTTGGCTTGCGGCGCAGAACGCTCCACAATGGATGATCCGAGGCATCTTCCCGGGTTCGCTCATCCACGCGCCGCTTGATATGCAGCGGCATATTCGCGACAACGCCCGATCGAATGCGGACACAGGCATAAACGGCAGCAACGCGCATAGCGCTATCTGGCGTTACTCGGGCGCCCGACGCCGTGATGGACCCCGCGCGAAGCACCTCTTCGAGCTTTTGCGGGGTATCGATGACGATACCCCCGCTTGCATCCTGAAAGGACGCGCGTGGTGCGGCGGCAGGCTCCCGCCCGCCGAATATGCGCGACCAAAGGTTCATTCGATTTCCTAAAGCACCAGCGCGCCGCGCTCGCGGTATACAGAAGGACCGGAAGCTTCAGGATTCCGGCTCATGACGGTGACAGCATCGAACATCGCCATCACCGGGTCGATCTTGGCGTCGCCGGCGTTCTGCTTTGTCGCCTTAATGCCGGTTGCCGTCGGCTCGATCTTCAGGTTGCCGACACACCAGGCCATCAATTTCGACGGTGCGTGACGGAGAGTTCCGTTCGCAAGCTTGCGTTCCGCCGTCTTGATGGCGTTCATCATTGCCCAACCCTGCGGGGCACCAATGAGATTGCCGGCTTCCTGTGTGACCTCGATTTCCGCCAGCGCCTCGATCATCTCGCCAAGGCCGGCCGGGTCCACCGCCACCGAAGCGAGCAAGCCGCGGCGCTTGATCTCGGCGACCACCTCGATGATCGCCGACAGGTCGTCAAGCTGGTCGTCGACGATGGTCAACTCGCTGGCGTCTTCGAAGTCCCGCAGCAGCGAAGCAATCGATTTGCGCCGCTCCAGAACCCCCTTGTGACACCATGCATGGGACCATGACATCCAGTCGCGGGTTTCCTTGTGTCGTCCAACAACGGATAGGCCGAACAGATCGTCGAGGCCACCACCGTCGACACCAACGACGACCACCTCGCTCTGCTCGAGCAGGCTATCGAAGGTGATGGTTTTGTCTTCCTGCCGATCCCAAAAGTCGGCGCCGGCCCACCGGTTGGCCCGAAGATTGATTCCGATCTCGATATTCAGATGCTTGGCGAGGAAGGTGTTGCGGGTTTCTGGCCCTTTCGCCAGTTCCTTGCGCATTTCGTCTTCCAGCCACTCGCGGCTGACCGATCGACCGATGTTTGGGTTGGTGATGTAGAAGTTGTCAGGGTCGAGATAGGCCTGACTGTCGATCATCGCCTTTGGGAACTCATAGAGCACCCCGAGCGACTTCTTGTCCTTGATTTTACCGTCCCGGACGTCGCGGAAATAATCCAGCTTGTCCTTGAACACTCCGGCCGGCGGCGCATCCGACTGTGTCGAGATCGAAATCACAAAACCTTCCGGCTTTGATATCAGACCGCCGGTCGCCTCACGCAACATCGCATCGGCCCGCGGCTTGCTGCCGAACTCCCAAAGTTCGTCAATCAGAACGAACGCGGCCTTCTTCCCGACCACCGTCTTGCCATCGGCCGCCACCACCTTCAACACCGCCTTGGTCTTGAGATGCGTGATCTGCCGAAGGTGATCCTGAATATGCAGGAAGCCGGCATCAGCCGCGTTCAACTCAGGGTCGGCCCTCACCATGTCTGCCGCCGGCTTGAAACTGTTGTCGGCCGCCTCGATCGTCGGCGCCAAGATCAGCAGTTCGTTCGACAGCCGCCAATTCCGGATCAGCGCGGTCAACATGATGCCGGCAGCGATGGTGCTCTTGCTGTTCTTCTTGCTGATCAGGAGGAAGAATTCGCGGATCAGCCGCTTGCCGGTCTCAGGATCATAGGCCCCGAAGATCGCCAGAACGAAATCGAACACCCATTGTTCGCAAGCCTCTCCGAACGTCGGGCTCCCCGCCGCATCGACGATCCGCAGCGCCTTGAACACCTCAAGCGCCGCGTGAGCCTCGTCCGGGAATAGCGGCGGTGGCACGATCAGGGATCGTCCGGCGACAATCCACTTCTCCCAGTCCGGACAAGCCGTCGACCAATCCTTCATCGGTTATCCACGATGAGCCGCGGAGCCGACGGCGCAGCGAACTTACCAGCTGATGAGGCACTTTCGGCGTTCTCCTGGCGCTCCTGCTTCTTGCCCGGAGCTGCGTCAGTCAGTTTTGCGAGCGCCGTCGCCAGATAATTCGCCGTCTTCGACCGGGTTTCGTGGTCCAGTGCCTTCAGCAACTTACCCCGAACCCCATCTTCCTTCTCACCGTTGATGTAGTCCTCAACGAGGCCGACGAGTGTTTGGTGGTTCTGGTTCAGAAACTCGAGCTCATCCATCAGCGCGAGGATGATGTTGCGGCCGCGCGCCGTGAGCGCCGACACCGGCGTCGACGCCACCGATCGAGCGGCGGCCTCCGAGCGGTTTGCGGTTGGTTCGCAGGCTGGTTCGCACTCAGGTTCGCGGGGGCGTTGGTTCGCAGTCGGCCGGGACCATCCACGCTTCTTGGCCTCCTTTCGAATGGCCGTATCGGAGATGCCAAATTTCTTCGCCAGCGCCCTGATTGAAAGGCTTTCCGAGCAAAACGCCTCACCCACCTGAACCCAGTCCGTAGAATTTCCTTCTCTAGTTCGCACTGGTTCGCACCTGACTGAAATTCCCATTACAGGAAAAAATCTCTGCGTGCGGGGGACGCGGGTCCGGAAGGCCGGAGATGTGGTAAGATTTCACCCCCCCCCCGGCCCGGTCAGCCCGCTTGAAACGCACGCTCTTCGGATTGAATGAGACCGTCGTGCACCTCTTTGGTCACCGTCTCGATGTTGTTGATGTCCCAGAACAGCGCCGGATCGCCGCGGTGCGCCTTCTTGTGGTTTGCCACTGGGCTATCGGGCGCCGGATGCCGACCGATACACAGCGCACCAGTGCGTTGGCAGGTGTAGTTATCTCGGACGAACACCTGCTGCCGCAGCTTCTGCCACCTACTTGTCTTGTACCAAGCGCGCCATGCCTGCGTTGCGTCTCGGTGGCGTGATCGCTCGCGCTCATTGCCGGGCAGATACCCGAGCCGCGGCGCCAGCTTCGCCACCAACGGCTTGATCGTGGTGAGTTTCGGACTCAACGCGCGCCGGCAGAGCGAAGCAGACCGCGACCGGCAGCGATGATGAACGACCAGAAGATACGTTTCATGGTGATCTCCTACGAAACATAGAGGCACAAGCCTCCCGCTGGGTGAAGCCGAGCTATCCTATGAAGACACGATTTGTCGTTCTAGGTCTTTGCAAATCTCTTTAATCTTTCTGTACTCTGGTTTCATCTCACGAACGAGACGCGCGGCCTTCTTAAAGGCGAACCGATAAACCTCAGATCCAGACATACTCTCGATCCGCTGCGCGACGTACTCGAATAACTCAGCCTCGATCCGATCTCGCTCTGCATCCATCATGCAGCCCTCACAAATATCGCAGGCGCACGTCCTTCGACCTTTCCGTCGTCCATCCTCTCAGACAATCTGAAAGTCAACGACCTACCCTTCCGCCCCGTGACCTGGGCGAGTTGATTCGCGAACTCTCCTTCCAATACATGGATGCGCGCGCCGATCGGCGGCATCTCGTTGTCCCGGTATCTGATCTCGCCTGCCTCATCCCTGAAAGGAAATCGTCCGGGCGTCACATAGTCCCACTCTCCAGCCATGTATCGGCTGATAAGTCCTTCGACCCAGCCGGTCGGAAACGCCACAGGCTCAACCTTTCCGCTTTCCGTTGTCGCGCGAATAATCTCATCGACATCGCGATTACTGCTGATCAGGTCGAAAGACTGCCGCGGGTGGTCGACTTCGACGAACATGTATCGGTTCAGGATTGGGCGTTCCTGAGCGGTTTTGACCCGGGCGTGAGATATCCATCGCTTCGCCCTCGGGTAAAACGACCGATAGCCCAGCCGCGCCAGATCAAGCTCTACCCGCTTGTGACGGCCCACCTTCACGATGATGCAGAACCAGCGCGAGGTTTCTGTGAGGTTGAACGGCTGCTCATTGCCGAGCGTGGCAAGGTCTACAAACTCAACAAAATCACCGATCTGCAGGGTTTGCATCGTCACGCCGCGTTCTCCTCGCCTGTTGGAAGTTTTTCGCCGGTTGCTTCGTCGCTCACGATTGCTTTGAGCTTCTCTGATAACTGCGCGAATCCGCCAGACACCCGCTCACGCTCGTCGTGACTTGGCCTTCTGACGTTTCTCAGGGCCATCTGCTCGTTCAAAATTCGCTCGTCGGCCAATCGACGGCGAGCCGAGACCATCTGCTCATCACAAGCATCCGCGACCTCAGAGGGTTGCGGAAGCCATTTTGAGCGGCGAGGCAGTCCGGTGCGCGGGTCCGTCACGTAATCGATGACGCTGTCGGGATACTCACTCAGAATTGCCGCGACAGCGGAGACGTAGATCTCCGGGTCGTTGGCGTCACCCTTTCGAAAGCAACCGAACATCATCCCCGCCCGCTTCAGCGCGTAAGCCGCGCGGTCTGATTCCGAAGGTGACGCCGGACTCGGCAAGGCGGGCCGCGACTGCTGCGAGACTTTCTCGTTTGTCATTCGATATCACCGTGACTTTTTCAGCGGGTTTGATTTCAACTTCTGGCAATGGCTGGAGATGCTGGGCCATCGCCTCAGCCAGCGGCTTTTCCAAGTATTTGAAACTCTCGATGAAACCGTTGCGCTTACGCCTTGCAACACCCTTCGCGGCTTCCACCATCACATCCGCAATCCAGCCGTCCGACAGGCACTTCTGCGCCCACATCGCGCAGCCAGCCCATCCCACAGGGGTTTGTTCGGGTAGCGAAAACCCACACGCTTTTTCGAGCCTGTCCGCAAGCTCGAATGCCTCGGGCGAAATCAGTCCGCCTCGCGCGTGCGTCAGCGTAGCGTTTTCTTTCTGGCTTCTAACCTCTAGAGTAATAGGGTCTTGTGTAGGTGACCTATTAGGTGACCTATTAGGTGCATCGGTAGGTGACCTACCATCAGGCCTATTAGCCCAGCGCTTCCCAATATCATTCTTACCTTGTAGGGATTTTTCATTGTCCCTAACCATGCGTCGCGAGAAGATAGTTTTGTTCGGTTGACGACTGTAGACGCCGGAAGACTCCAGCTCAGCCATAAATTTCATGCAGTCCGATTGCGAAATCCCAGCCAGGCTTGCGAGCTGCCTGTTTGTGACCGGTGTGTTATTGACCATCAGGTGGCCATATGGCTCCGCCTCATGCATAAGACAGATCATTTCCGCCCATAGCCCACGCGCACCGATGGAGCACATGCGCAACTTCGGGTCACCGCGCCAGTCTTGCGGATAGAACTTCAACCATGGCCGCTTTTTCTCAGCTTTTGCCACCTGGATTTATCCCTTCGGCCATTTTCACTTTCTTCTCGTGATACTTTCGGCGCTGGCGCTCCATCGTGTTCAGGTCGGAGCACGGGCTACAGAAGCGTCGTTTGGCGTGGTTGGGGATCGGTGAGCCGCAGCGCTCGCATGGCTTATAGCTTACAGCCTTGGCCCGCTTGCCGGTCTCGAGGATATCGCCCAGGTTCATCAATGAGTGAACGGTCACGCTGCGCGCTCCTCGTGCTTGAAGGGTGCGACTGGAATCTTGTCACTCTCCCATTTAATGACGGAGAATCCTGGCACTTCGGCAGGCTCAACGAAGCTCCAGCCGATGTCGTACCACTCCGACAATTCGGAATCTGGCACTTGAAAGATGGGGTATCGCTGGATGGTCATGACGCCTCCGATGCGAGACGTGACGCGGCTTCGCCCGCAATGGCGGCCCAACCCGCCTCATCGATGTGATTGTCGAGCCGCAGCGGGCCGGTGTAGGCCCTCGCCTGCTTCAAGCTCACCATCATCTGTGCGACGTCATGCGCGCTGATGGGCTTCCTGGGCGCCTTGCCGGCGATCGTCAGCACCGCCATCCACATCAAGGCGATGCGCTCGAGGCCGAGCAGAACGTCACCATAGGCTTCCTTGCGGTCACCCCCGACGAGATCAGCAGCAGATTGCGCGATGGCAGACGCCTTCATGCCGACCTTCCTTCGTAAATCAGCCGAGCACGACCACGACCTGGTGCAAAAGCTGTCGGTGCCCAGACGTACCAAGCATGATCCTCGGTGCCGGAGGATTCTCCGGGAAACCACTGGATATGGTCGACGAGAGCGATCTTCGCGGCGAACCGCTCGTTGCCTCCAAAGAGGTCGGCTCGCGTCTTTCCGAAGTCGAATTTCGCCGTCAGCAGCAGCGCCACATAGCCGGAGCAGCGCTTCAGTGCGAGACGTGCATATTTCACCGCATCTCGGTTTCCCTTGCCGTAGGGTGGATTCGTGCAAATCCGGTCGAAATGGCGCGGCTGGCGCGTGACGGCGCTCATGGGCGATAGAAAGTCGAAAATGGAATCGTGCTCGCGGTCATATGTCGCGATGTCGCTGGTGACGACCGAGGCGCCCTGCTCGCGCAACACGTCGGCGATCAAGTGATTGCCGGCCGATGGCTCCCAGACCACAACACCTGCCGCGACCGGGAAATGACGTAGCAACGCCTCGGTTGCCCACGGCTCCGTCTGGTAGAGGTCGTTTTCCTTGCGGGCATAATTGGATGCAACGACGGTCATGCGCGCTCCCGCAACGTCTTGACCGCATTACGCTCGGACACCGTGCCGACACCCCGCGCGAGCGCCTTATGCTCGGTGCAATAGCTCGACCCGTCCACAGTCCGGCAGCCGCAGAAGGTGATCAAACCCTCCTCGTTGCGATCGTCATCCGGCCAGCGGCATTCCATGGCTTTGAGATCGAGAACGGTCACGCGGCGCGACTGCGCTTTCTGCTCAACAAAATCCATTGTGGGGCTCTTTCTTCATGCCGCTGGGGGTGAAAAATCTGTTCTTCACCACCCGATCGATGATGAAGACGTTCGTGCCGTATTCCTCGGCAAGCTCCCGTTTCTGGCCGGGCGCGCCGGTGAAGCGCGCCTGAATTTCCAGAATGTCCTGCAGATCAAGCTTCCTGACCGTCATGACAGCACTCGCGGCAACGTCACCACGGCGCGATACTCGTGCGGACTGAAATACTGCCCCCTCGTTCTGTCGAAGCCACCGACGTAATCGGTAACGGCGCGCTTCACCTGATAGGTCTCGATCCCGAGCTGCACATGCAGCGGCAACTCGGTTGCGATAGTGGGCGCCTCGATATGCGGCAAAGCCGAAAGCAGCGCCTGCGCCCTGCGATGGCAGGATTGAAGCGGCTTTCCGAGCTCCCGAGATATTTGCTGCCATGTTTTACCCTCGACGCGTCGCTTGACGATCAGCGCTTCCAGTTCGGCCGGTGTCCATTTGTCCTGCCAGTTTGGATTCGCCACGGCCGCGCCCTCACCAATCCAGATGGTTGCCGTTGTGCCAGTTGCCGCAGAAGCGACAGTGGTAGGAGACGAGGCCCTTGCGACGGCGGGCATTGCGCTTCGCCTTCTCGTAGGTTTCGTATTTCGTTTTGCCGCGGCAGGCTGAGGTGAAGGTGCCGAAGGCTTGAGCAACCGGCCCACGCACCTTCACCAGACCGAACTCGGCCACGATGTCATCGGAGTTCATCTCAGATCGGCTAACCGTCGGCATCGTCGACACTCCATGGCGCAACCCAGCGCGCAAGATCACCGCAGCCGTGGCCGCAACGAATGAGAAATTTGGCGACCGCCGTTCGCGCTTTCCGCGGCCAGCCGCGATTCCATCTTGAGGAGACGCATGCGTAAGTCCTGAAGCTCATTGCGCGCTTCCTCTTCCCGTTTGTTCTGGAGTGCTTGCTCGATGCGGTTAGCTTCATGCGCGTCGATACGGCGGGCTTTGCCGTACCAGACGTCAAATGCGCGGGTGTATGAGAGGCCGGTAATGCGGGCGGCGCGGCCGATCGCGGCCTTCACCAGATCCCCAACCGGGCGCGGCTCGGCCAATTCCTTGAGCGCGTCGGAGTACGTGAAGGCCTTCATATCGAGGGCCTCCCAAGGATTTTGGGAGAACTCCCAAGCCTAAGGGCAAATAAACACAACATGATTTTGCTCCTTTCGATTCAGGTTCGACGTTTCAGGAAGTCTGGAATGTCCAGGGGATGCGCCATGCCCGGCGCTGCCGCGGATGAAACCTCACGCGGCGAATGGGTGACGGCCGTCACTGAGGATGGGTTGGGGGATGAAGCGACGGCCGTCGTGTCCGCCTGGGGGCAAGCGGATTCGTGTGCGATGTCCTGTGATTTGCAGGGATACCCGTCCGATGAGCCTTGCGACTCACCGGACGGACCCTCTTCGTTGGAGGGGCCACAACCAACGGAGCTGAAATCATGGTCAAAACAGCAGTTGAGACTTTGCGCGTCGCGCTTCCCTGCCCGAAGTGCGGACAAAAGACGAAGAAGGCCATCGCTTGGCTTAAGGTGCACGATGAGTGGGTTTGTCCCGGATGTCGGGAGACAGTCGCCGTCACGGGCAATCAGCGCGGCCAGGTTAAGAAGGCCATTCAAGCGGAGGAGAAATTCCGGGCAGGTCTTCTCAAGATCGGGAAGCGCCTTCGATAGCTCGTTGAGCGCCGCGATATATTCATCCCCGTCGACTGAGATCGAAAGGTTCGAGACCGCCATCATGCCGCCTCTCCTGCTTGGGAGGGCGCCGGATAAATGTCAGGCCGGAGATCGTGGCGAGGAACGCCGGTATGGCGCTCAACCTCGAGGACACGAAGCGGTGGAACGCGGTCCCATTGCGATAGAGCTTGAGGAGTGATGCCGAGCAGGCCAGCAAGGGCCTCCCCGCTACCAACCCTCTGGATCGCTTTCTTAAGCGCTTCGTCCTTCTCAGCCATGCCAAATATCAAGCATAGCTTTAACCATAAAGTCAAGCGTTGGTTTATTTACAATCTAAAGCGGACCTTTATCCTTTTGAAATGACATTTAAAGACCGTTTCAAAGAGGCTCGGAAGGCGCGAAGCCCAAAGGTAACCCAGCAGGCCATCGCGGACCTTGTTGGCGTTACCCCGCAGGCCGTCTCGGGTTGGGAGCGCGGCGAGGCGATGCCAGAGCCAGATAAGCTGGTCCGGATTGCAGGCTTCCTCGGCGTGACGGCGGGCTGGCTGCTTGGGGACGACCAAGAGAAGGCCACGGAGCCCCAGATCATCCGCCCTTCTGGACCCGAGCCCTCGGAGGTCCAGCAGGTCGGCGAAGGCTGGCCGGACGTCGGTGATGAATGGATGGACGTCCGCGGCGTCGTCGTTGGCGGTGACGACAGCTTCTTTTATTTTGGGGACGTGATCGACCAGGTCCGCCGGCCGCCCGGGATTCGTAACGCGAAGAACGTGGCGGCGCTGAACGTCGCTGGGGTGAGCATGGTTCCCCGGTTCAAGTCGGGCGAGCTGATCTATGTGCAGGAGCGTCTTGCCGCACCAGGCGACGACGTCGTGGTCGAGCTTTACCCCGAGAACGAGGGGGACGCGCCAAAGGCGTTTCTCAAGGAATTGGTGAAGGTTACGGGCCGACGCCTATTCTGTAAGCAGCACAATCCCAAGCGGGAAATCGAGTTCGACCGAGGCGAGGTTCACCGGCTGTGGCGGGTGCTGCCGCTGAGGGATTTGCTGGGATAGGTTCTATTTTACCGATGATTTATAAATCACGCAAATTTGTTGACCTGAATGGCTACATTTGAGAAGCTAATTGAAGATCGACTTCTTATACAAGTGGCTCCCAAACTGCCACATGGTCAGTTTCATGAGCGGAAAGTGTTCGCGTTTCCGGAGTGTGTGGAATGGATGAAATCCGTAAAAGAGATGAAGACTGGAAGGTTCCAGTGCGCCTCTTCCCCACTTGAACAACTCGTTGAGCGGTTGCGGCAATGGATCGCCGGTGAAGAAATCGCGCGCGATCGTATGTTTCATGACATGAGACCAGTGTCCGACAATGTCTGGGAAATGAAAACTGTAGACCTTCGGGTTTTCGGTTGGATGTACCGAAAGCGCCAATTCATCGCGGTCAGCGGAGGCTTTGCTGACCACTACAAGCCGCCCACGAAAATTCGCACGTATGCAGATGACCGCCGCGCTGTAGTTGCGGCGCGCGACGCGCTGCCGCTGGACGGCCAGAAATTCGCGACGGGAGACTTCAATGACCTTATTTGAACTCGAGATTGATGAGAAATCACAGGCTGGATCAGCATTCATGGCGCGTGTCGTGAATGAAATCCGTCGCGCAATTGTCACTGAGAAGAAATGCCGAAAGATTACCCAGCAGGGCATTGCCGAAGCTGTTGGGACTAGCCGCGCCGTCATCAATCGACAGGTGCAGGGCATGGAGAATTTAAGTGCTCGTCGAATTGCTGAAATACTATGGGCAGTTGGATGGGAACCGCACTTTGAGGCCCGCCCTATATCGAAGCATTTGAACGATTATGCCGTTCCTGTTCCTGGCGCCGCCTCAGGTTTTGTGCAACCTACTTCGCTGCCCGCGACCGGTAGCTTTGTGCCTGTAATCAAGTCTTTTGAGAATGTCGGTTCGCGCTCATGAAGATGAAAAAGTGTGAAACCCCTTTTGGATACGCAATTTTTTGCGATGAAGTGCGGATAGAAAACACCGGCAAGCAAATTTATATCGGCGTCTATAATTACGAGATGGTCATTCCTACTGGGTTTCCAGTTCGCCTTCGATCGTTGGCGGTTATTGCCAACCTTGCGGAGCGGCCTAACGAGAGTCGAGACGATGTTAAGTTCATCGTTTCATATTCAGGAATAGACAAGCCAATCGCTGAAACGATAGTGCCTCGCGCGGATCTGGACGCTCTTCCCGCGCCCCAGCGCGAACCTGAAGATGGCGACCTGTTCGATCCAATCATGGCGATGACCGTAGTGTTTAATATGGTTGACGTAAATTTGTCTGGGCCGGGCCGAATTACGGTCGCGGCCGAGCGAGGATCGGAATCGATACATCTAGCTCGGCTAAAGGTGAGTCACAGCCCCATTCCACAGCCGGTAGCAATTCCCGCTTAAACGAACAATTCCTCCGGCACCAACCCAAACTGGCCAAGCACCACGGCGTCGTCAAAGTCGCCGGTCGAGAGATCGCCGGTACGGCTGAATGCGACAGCCCCACCCTTCTCGGCCAGACGTTTGGCGCGTGAAATCGCCATGGATTGGGTCTGCACCTGCTGGGGCTGCTTTGCGATCAGCCCGCCTCGCTTGTCCTGCTCAAAAGGCTGCACAACGAAATACGTGACTTGGGTCATTGCTACTCTCCACTACTGCTGACACCTGAATTCGGCGGCCCTGACCGCCAGCCTTGCTGCAATTCGAGCAGGTGAATCGTCTCCAGAAGGCCTTTCCTACTGTGGTGGGTGCCTTCACCCGCGCACCGTTGCCGCAGTCCAGACATGCCACCCAGAACACCGCCATCGCCCTGCCCGTTTGTTCTTGTTATGTTCTATATTGGACTCAACTTTTCCCGAGAGTCGAATCGATTCCCTCCCTTGCCTAAGATATTTTTCTAAAGCTATGCTTGACTTTTAAAATCAAGCTATGCTTTATTTGCTCCATCAGTCACCCAGACGATGGAGCGCGACAGATGCTCGATACGGTCAAGACGCAGGGCCCGACACCTTTCCAGTTTGAAGGCCGGAATGTCCGGTTGGTCGAGATCGATGGCGAGACGTGGTTCGTCGCGACCGACGTGGCTCGCGAGCTGGGATACGAGCACACGCCCCACCTTCTCCGGCTTCTCGATGACGACGAGAAGGGGGTCCACACTATGGACACCCTTGGCGGCGACCAGTCGGTCGCTCTGGTCTCCGAGCCCGGCGTCTACCGCGCCATCATCCAGCGCCGCGCCAACAAGAAGCACGACGCCAGCCTGACGGCGAAGATCGCCCGCTTCCAGCGCTTCGTGTTTCACGACGTGCTGCCGTCGATCCGGGCAACCGGGTCGTACAATCCCGCATCGGCAGCCCCTGCCCTGCCGAAATCCTACGCCGAGGCGCTGCGCGAGCTGGCGTCAACGGTCGAGATCGTCGAGCAGCAGCAGGCGCAGATCGCCACGTTGGTGCCGAAGGGCGATTTCTTCGACCGCTTCGTCGACGCCAACGGGCTCTATGGCTATCAGAATGCCGGGCGTGCCCTGAACTGCCGGCCGAACCTGTTCACCCGCTGGCTGCGCCAGAAATACTGCTTCTATAGCGGCGACGCCTTGGTCCCGTATCAGCAGTATCTCCAGTCCGGCCTGTTCGAGGTCAAAAACTTCATCGGCGATGACGGCAAGGCGCGCCCGCGCGGCTGGATCACGCCGAAGGGGCTCGAATACTTCTCATCGCGCGTGCCGGATTCCATCAAGTGCCGGCCCGGCGCCGCGGTCTCAAGCTCGGAGGCCGCATAAATGCAGCCCTCCCCGCAAGAGCAATTCCTCCTCGAGATCGCGCACCTGTCGCGCGAGGATCTGGCCCGCAAGTCGAACGCGCTTCTCGACGACGCCTGTCATGACCTGAGCGCGGCCGACCGCGGCGAACTCTGCCGCCGCATTCTCGTGATCGACGCGATCGCTGAATACAAATTTCCCGGCGCCGGCACCTCTGCACGACGGAGGGCGGCATGAGAAATATTGATGCCGCTCTAGCCGACGCCAATCAGGCCGTCCGGGAATGTCTTGCCGACATGACGGCCGAGGGACGAACCCCGATCAGCTTTGAGGGCTGCAATCCGTGGTCGACGCCGATCCTCACCGTCGTGCAGCACGATGCCGGACCGAACTGGATTCTGGTTTCTCATGACGGCTTGCGCGCCAACGCGAAGCTGCTGCCGCTGACCTACACGCACCCCCTGCGCGCCGGGAAGCCGATCGTCACCATCCTGCACACGGCCATTTCATATCAGGCGGCACCGCCACAGATCGGCATGCTCATGATCTACGTGCCGGGCTGGCTCGCGAGCAAGCGCCGGCTGTGTCAGGCCCATAATCCGCAGCTCAGCGATCAGGTCGAATGGACTGACGCGCAGCGTGCAGCATGGCGAGAACTGACGATCGCCTACCATCACGCTCTTGACGCGCAGAAGCGGAAGAAGGCTGAGGTGCAGCGCGCGCGCGCGTATCGGGCACGCCGCGCCGACCTGCGCGCCGCCGGGCAATACACCGTAACCGAACTGGCGCGGGGTGCGCGATGAGCAACGTCATCCCCTTCCCGATTTCCAATACCGAATGCCAGTCCGCAACAATGGGCGGACTGTCGACGCCAGAACTGCGCGAGCGGGCGAAGTGGAATCTCTACACCAGCCTTCGGCGCCAAGGCCTCGATCACGTCGACGCCTATTTCCGAATGGAATCGTTCGCGCGCGACATGGATCGGATCAACTCTCGGTTTGAGGTGAAACAGCATGCCTGAGATCGCAGCAATTTTCGTTGTCGGCTTCCTTTCCGGCGTATTCCTCACTCTTGCCTACATCGGTGGCGGACCGATCCGTATCGAGAGTGAGCCGACCGAACACGGGGAGACGCCGCTATGAGCCGCGCCGTCGCCGAATGGATCGGAAAGACCGACGATAGTGCAATCCCGCCTCGCGTTCGCCTGCGAGTGTTCGAGGCGAAGGACGGTCGCTGTCATCGTTGCGGTCGCGCGATCGACGCCGCGGGCGGCGAGACGTGGACCTGCGAACACCTTGTTGCCCTCATCAACGGCGGCGAAAATCGGGAGCGTAACCTCGACGTCACTTGTTCCTGGTGCCTGCCGATCAAGAACGCCGCGGACGTTGCTGAGAAATCCCGCACATATCACAAAGCCGCGAAAAACATCGGTGTCGACCTAAATCCATCGCGTCGGCGCATCCAATCTCGCGGCTTTAATCGCGCGCCGCTCCAGCACAGCGCATCCCGACCTCTTATCCGCAAATCAGAATCCGAGGTGCGGTCATGACCTCCGCAGCGAAGCATACGGCGGGCACAGCAGCAGGCGCGCGGACTATCGATGCTGTCGCGGCGGAGTTTCTCGCAATAAAGCGTGGCATCGGAATGGTGCCGCCGTTCTATGCCGAGACCGCGAGCGTTAAGGGCGACGAAAGCTGGCCGCTCTGGATCGTCCGCAACAAAAGCTGCAACTCGCTCGGCACGTTTTTGCCACGCAAGTTCGCCGAACAGCTTGCGTCCGCAATGAACCGCGCCGCCCTCGCCAAGACTGGCGGTGCGGCATGAGCAAGATCGATGATGGTGGACCCGCATTTCCCTTGAGCGCGGACGCTGCAATTAATCCCGTGACGAACGTGTATGGCGCGGACATTTCGTCCGGCCTCACCAAGCGCGATTACTTCGCTGCAAAAGCAATGGCGGCCATGCTTGGCCGAAACGACGCATCACCCAGCGACCTTCACGAAGGATTCCAGACGCTTCTCGATTTTATCGCAAGAGCGTCCTACCAAGCCGCCGACGCCCTGATCGCCGCCTCCAAGAGCGAGGTGGATCATGGCTGATAGCAAGATGCCGGCGAGTCGTTGTTGCCATGATATGCGCAAAGCTTTTCAAGATGGCACAGACAACGAGGGCTATGGATCGCTCGCGTACCAGATAGATGATGAAATCATATTTGGTTGCGAACTTCCGCCGATAAATTTCTGCCCATGGTGCGGGAAATCTCAGCAGGAGTCACGCTGATGCCTGACGCAAACATCTGGGCGCGTGACCTTGATGGTACAGGATCAATGCACCCGTGTGCCAAGGGCGATATGGGCGCGATTGAGTTCATCCGCGCCGATCTGGTTGAGCCTCTGATCAATACGCTCGAAGCTATCGACGCTATGAACCCGCACGATCATGGCAAGCAGGGTCTTTGGACCGCTCAAAAGATCGTCCGCACCGCCCTTCAAGCCTACGACGACGCCATCCTCCGCGCCAGACAGGCTGCCGATACGGAGTCGCAATCATGACCAAGAGAGACGAACTGATTGCGCTGGGCGGGGTTGGGGTGACAGTGAAGCCGCTGGAGTGGAGTGATGCAGGAGAAGTCATTTTTCAAAAGTGGTGTGCGGAGACGCATTTCGATACTGGGTATGTACTGACGAAACAGTTTATCGGTCTGAAAGACCATCTGT